ACCCCACCAAGCGTTGGCTTTCTCAACCTTATCTTCGGTGGGGATTTCTCCAGCAACGAGGGATTCAGCCTCAGTCACAGTCTGTTTCTCAAGACCATCACCAGCCAAACCTTCAGCATATTGCTCCAGACCTTTGCGGAGGTTGTTCTTGACCGTCTCAGGAGCGGTCTTGGTAACGGCTCGTGGATGCCACTTAGCAGCCATCGCAAGCTGTTTGATTGGCTTGTCCACTAGACCAAACTGAATTGCTTCAGCGGTGGTGAACCAAGTCTCCGCCTTCATTGCAGCGCGGATGGACTCGGGAGAGCGTCCGGTCTTCTTAGCATACACGCCAACCAGCACTTCAGCATGTTGATCCAGAGCGTCAGCCATCTTCCGCATATCTTCCGAAGTACCGGAAGCCATTCCAGACGGATCGTGGATCATCATCAGAGCGGCATCTGCCATCTCTACACGATCACCAGCAAGAGCAATGATGGAAGCAATGGAAGCCGCAATGCCAATAACCCGAGTGGTCACCGGAGCTTTGCGACCGCGCAACTGGTTGTAGATGCTTAGACCATCCCAGACATTACCACCGGGAGAGTTGATCTCAACCAAGAGCGGACCATTGCCAATCTCGTTGAGAACGTCAGAGAACTGCTTAGCAGACAGTCCGCTGCCGCCATACCAATCCTCGCCAATCTGATCAAAGATCTGAATGGTAGAAGTCTCACCAGCGGAAGCCGCAGGAGCAAAATAAAGCCAATCTGATTTCTTGGTGAAGCTCATTCTGTTTTCTTGGCTCGCGGCTTACGTTGCTTTTTGACTGAAGCGGTCACTTCGGTTTGTTCTACAACAAGCGGTTGTGATCCACCTTCTGACGGAGCAACTGGAGACGGAGATTCAGAAGAATCATCTTCAATGTCAATAGCCGGTGCAGCACTAGCCGCTGGACGTTCTTTCTGAATCACCGAAATCTCAGATACATCAACTCCGTATTTGTCAGCGAGTTGACGCACAAACAAAGCTTGCTGTGCTTTTGCTTCTAGCGAAGAACGCCAATCAAGTCCTCGCGCACCGTAGACCTCATCGTAAGTCAGAATGCCAGCCTCCAACTCTGCAAGCTGTGCAGCGGAGTTACGGCCAACATCAACATTCGGGGAGCGTGGAGCCGTAATGGCTACTTCGTACCAGTCAGACGGAGCGTCGTTGAGCGTAGGATCGCTCTTGATAGCGTACTCCATGACGTACTCGTAAATACGACGAGCCGCTGAAGACATCACTTGATGTCGAGACTTAAACCACACAGCAGACATATCTAGCGCACCGCGATAGACAGTACCCTGCATGGACTCGGGATAAACGAGAACGTAAGGAATACCAACACCAGCACAGACCTTCTCGGTCAATTGTCGCCAGTATTCCCGCATATTTACACCGGGACGTTCCGTTGCGAACTGCTCAAAAGAATCACCGTTCTTAAGCACTTTAACGGCAGATCCAAAGACCTGCTCGTAGTAGTTCTCAGCGGTGTTCTGAGTGGTTGAAGCAGTGCCAGCGCGGAGGTTGCTAGCTTGGACTTCACCACTAACAGTCTTGACAATCTGAGCGACGGAAGCACCGAGTTTGCAAGCTTCCATCTCCAACTTCTGCAAGTCGTCGAGATCGTGTAGGTCGTTGATTACAGCAGAGACAAACGGAAGACCTCTAAGCTGACCGGGACGATTCGGTTCGTAAATATGGACCACCGAGTCAGAACCAATTGAGCGAACGTCTGTCAGATTACCCTGCGTCTTCTCTGAACCGATAAAATACGAGATTGCGCGTCCAGTCTTAGGGTCAAACCGGATACCGTCGAAAACGGTTAAATCAGACTCCATACCGACAGGAGTCGCAATTGACTGAGCTTCGATAAGCTGAAGTCTCGGCTTACCGCTCTCACCTTTGGTTAGGAGAATGAAGCTTTCGCCATCAAAGAACCAACCGCGAGCGGCTTGGGACATCAGTGTGCCAAACGACTGGCGAGAGCTAATGTCGGGATAACGAGACCAGATATCCCACCACTTCTTGGCTTTAAGATTCCAAGCCGGATCACTTGAAGCCGGTTGAACTGAGAAATTAGAACCGACAGTGTAAGACTCAAACAAGTCTCCTAATCTGTTCATTATCGCGTTGTTCTGTTCAAAGAACCGCGATTTGCGAACAATGGCTTGACGGGTCGAACTGGTTACGTCGAAACGGGCCGAAGTGTAAGACGTATCGAGATACGAACGACGCAGAGACTGACCGGCTCCTTCGTACTTGTTAACGGGAGAAGGAAACAGCTTGTTAGCTATGGTTTGCAGGATTCCCATTAGCTCATTCGAGTTGTGGGTTCACGCCTAAATTGCGTGAAATCACCGTAATACCGAGTGGTTGCAACAAGAACACTGCCAAGCATCTTGTTGTAAATCTGGAGATCCGATGGACTAGTGATGCCGTCTCCATTCAAAAGAACCACAGCGTAATCGTAATCGCTGAGCAGTGATTCCCACATTTCAAGCATCTCACCAGCGGATGCGGAACCTTTTCCGGGTTCAGCGAACTCAACCGAAACGTCAGAGCTGGAAGTGCTGCGGACAACTTGACCAGACTCAATTGCAGAAGCCGCAACCGTAAGCTTTGCAGTCAAAGCTTGAAGCAAAGTCAAAGCTCCAAGACTTGCGTATGTAGTACGCAAATATGAACGCTTGGTTGCTACTGTGTAAGTCAACACTCAGCGGACTATTCACACAGCGAATAATCTGTCAACCACCAGAATTTTCTGAAGTGCTAGAAGCTAGATCATTCCAAAGCATGACCATAGCCAACTGCATCAACTCACAGTCGTGCAAATGGTCTGGCCAGCGAGTGTTTCGCTTGAACCACAAGTGTTTGATTCTTCCCGCTCTGTTAGCTGTTGGCTTTAGAACGTGAGAGTCCAAGTGCTTCCAGTACGTATCAGAATCGCTCGCAAATGCTCCTTCAGCCTCAAGCGGTGCGGGTAGACTGCAAACGGTCCATTGATGACTTTCGGACCCTTTACGGAGCCGTTGGAGAACTTCTCGCATATGCTCAGTGTCAAAGACCAACAGAGGCTGGACCGCATCAGTCCGCATTGACGTTGAAGTCGTAATGCCAAACGGATGGATTGCGCCAGTCTTGCTGGTAAATCGCGCTCCAGTCTCGCGTCCCTTCATCGGCATCCAACCGATAAGCATGGGCTTGCGAAGACCTCCCTCTGGCGGATACCGGAGACCGCAGGGATATGTGATGGGATTAACGCTGCTCTGTGAAAACTCAGCGCAAGCATCATAGACAGCTTGAGTGTTGAAACCGGAATCAACACCAACGTCCATGTCGTGGACGTTGTATTGCAATTGCACCCTTCGCAATGCAGCAAAGTCGTCCGCATGACCAGCCGCAACTAGTCTTGAGTTTCCGCCAGACCATTCTCGGCAGACCCACCAGAGAAACGGAGCCGCAGCTTGTACGTCAGCGGTCAGGTAGCGTCTGGCTTCTGGCATCTCGGCATCGGAGACAACTTCGACGCGCTCTTGTTGGGTCTCTTGGTTTTCCCACGGTTCCGCGAGCATACCGTTGATGAATCCCTGAAGACCCATCATCGAGCTTTTGGCTTCCAAGAATGCGACCGCGAGATTTCCCCAAGTACACTTTCGATCCGGTGAGTAGAGAGACGATAGATGGTAAGAGCGGACGCTTGGGAGGCTCGCTTTGTTCTCAGCGATCCAGCGACCGTGACGCAGCGCGGCAACCTTTTGAGAGTCCGTAATCTTCCCATGACACAATTGGCAAACGTAGTGAGCGGAAGTCCGTATCTGCTGCCAATCAGGTCTTCCTTCTTCTGTCTTCGCGTTGTCCCAAGTGACTTGTCGCCACTCCAGTTTGATCGACTCTTTGCAATGCGGACACGGGATGTAGAAGCGTCGCTGATCTCCTCTTAAATACCGCTGCCAGATTCGTCCCTCGGAGGTCGTCGGAGTGCTGGTGAAGAACGCTTTGCTGCTGGAGAAAGCTTTCAGTCGCTGCTCGGCAAGATCCAGAGCGTCGGCTTCTTTGGCGGTCGCTTCTGCAAATTTGTCCACTTCATCACCAACCAGAATGCGGACGGGTCGAGACGCTAGATTTGCCGGTGAGTTGGAGCCGACAAAGGTCAACGTGCATCGGTCAAACTGCTGCTCCAGATTGGTGATCTGGTCTTTGTCTGTTGGGAACCGCGCAACCATTGCCGGTGAGTCTTCCAGCATTGGAAGCCAGCGGGATTTGCTGAAGCTGCGAGCCAGATTCTCACTTGGCATAAGCCAGAGCGCGGG